TCAGTTGGTACTCTTACTGGATTGACTGTAGGTAATGTAACTGCAAACACAGTATTTGGTAATGGCACCATCAATGCAACAGGCAATGCCAACGTTGGTAATCTAGGTACAGCACAAGTTCTTGCTTCTGCTAACGTCACTACTCCGCAGTTTATCTCTAATGTATCAATTGGTACTGCTCCGCTCGTAGTCACTTCAACCACTCAAGTAGCAAATCTAAGTGTTGCAACTGCCGGCTCAGCTACGACAGCGGGTACAGTAACAACTGCTGCCCAAGGCAATATCACTTCAGTTGGTACATTGACTTCATTGACAGTAACAGGTAATGTCAGTGCAGGTAACGTAAGTGGTACATTGTTTACAGGTACTCTAGCAACTGCGGCTCAGCCAAACATTACTTCAGTTGGTACATTAACAAGTGTATTATCATCAGGTAACATTACTGGCCCATCGCATATTGCGAACACCGGGTATTTCATTGGTTCTGTAAATGCAGCAGTATCGGCAGCAGGAACAGTTCAAGCGAATGCTACAGTAATTGCTACTATGTTGAATGTAACTAGTACTGTTGCTACTGGCGCGGGCGTTGCTCTACCGACTGCTACAGCAGGTATGCGTATTAGTGTTATTAACACATCGGCTAATGCTGTATTAGTTTACCCAGCATCAGGTGGAACAATTAACTCACTTGCATTGAATGGTTCATACTCATTGGCAGCAGGCGGTAAACTTGATTTCGTTGCAACTACTGGTACTCAGTGGTATACATTGAACGCAACTTACGCTTAATATTCCCCCACCAGAGTCTGGTCACAAACTGAGAGCCTTGCTTTTACTTAGACTAAATACATTATATAGAGGTAAGATATAAGCTTATGACGCTAGAAGACGACACTCGCATCTTCAACATTGTAAAGAAGCTTGGCGGCAGCACGGCATCGACTGATTACGATGGGATTCAAGTTTAAATGAGCATAGTTTTTAGTGGGGTAAACATCTGCGGGGTCACGGCTACCGGCGTAGGAAAAATCGTCGCATTACCCAGCGGAACGACTTACACGACGCCTGTAGATTGGTTTGCTCCGTGGACTATTGAGGTTATTGGCGCCGGCGGCGGTGGAGGGGCGCCTCGCGCGGCGGTCGTGGTGGCGATGGTACACCGGGCCTTATTGTGCTTACATACATTCCAAGCGCCTAAATGGATATAACCCCGATGCTGGCTCAGGCTATCACCGAAACCGCAACAAATGATGATGCCACTTGGTCTTCAACTACTCTGCTATAAGTTAATAAATCAAGCCTTAGGTATTATAAACTTACCCTACTTAAAAAGATAAGTATAGCGTGATTAACATCTTCTTTCTAGACTTCTACGCAAGATTGCGGGATTGGCATGATCTTAGGGAAAACCTTAAGGATGCTGACGCAGAAACAATCTATATAGAAGTTGATAAATACTGGCAACGTGCTCCTATCCGGGCGCATTATCTTCATCCAACCGATATAGAATCTTGGCCCAATCCCTGGAATCTCATAAACGATAACGACTATTGTCTATATGGTCGCGCACTGGGTATGATATATACGCTACTGCTATTGGGCATAAAAAGCATTGACTTTGTAGAAGCAATAGATGATAATAACGAAGATGTCGTGTTAGTCTTGGTTGATGATGCAAAATATGTGTTGAATTGGAACCCGGATTCAGTAGTAAATACTGATCTAGCAGATTTCAAGATTAAAAAGCATATCAACATAGACCCATTGACACAGAAAATAGGCAAGCAATGACAATCAAAGTAATAAAGCGATCCGGTGGTACTGAGCCTCTACAACTAGAGAAGTGGCAAGCACAGATCACAAAGGTTTGCAATGGCATTGCTGACATCAGTCAATCGATGATTGAGATCAAGGCTTCGCCGCACTTCTTTGATGGCATCACTACTAGAGAGATTGACGAGATCACTCTACGGGCATTAGTAGACCTTATTGACGTTGAATCAAATCCTGACATCGGTCATACCAACTATCAATATGCTGCCGGTAAACAGTGTCTTTCTATGCTTCGTAAGGATGTATATGGTCAATATCAACCCCCTCATCTATATGATATCGTCAAGAGAAATGTTGAAGTTGGGTTGTATACCCCTGATTTGCTGGAATGGTATGCAGCAGAAGATTGGAATAGAATGGAAGAGATCATCGACCATTCTAAGGACGAATCGTATTCTTGTGCTGCTATTGAGCAGTTGATTGAAAAGTATTTGGTACGAAATAGAGCAACGAAAGAAGTATACGAGACACCACAAGTAAGATATATGATCGCTGCTGCGACGGTGTTCCACAGTGAAGAACCTAACTCTGCTAGAATGAAGTATATCAAGGAATACTATACTGCCGCAAGTGACGGACTATTCACGCTGGCTACACCTGTTCTTGCTGGACTAGGTACTCCTACTAAACAGTTCAGTTCTTGTGTTCTCATCAAAGCAGATGATGATCTTGACTCTATCTTTGCTTCTGGTGAGATGATGGCAAAGTATGCGTCTAAACGTGCTGGTATCGGACTAGAGATCGGCCGACTTCGTCCATTAGGTTCACCTATTCGTGGCGGAGAGATCATGCATACCGGGATGATTCCCTTCTTGAAGAAGTGGTTTGGTGATCTACGGTCGTGCTCGCAAGGGGGAATCCGCAACGCAAGTGCTACAGTGTTTTATCCTATCTGGCATCATCAGTTTGACGATCTTATCGTTCTTAAGAACAATCAAGGTACCGAAGAAACTAGAGTGCGGCACATGGATTACGGTGTTGTTCTATCCGCATTGTTCTGGCGCCGTTTCAAGAACAAAGAAAACATAACATTCTTTGATCCAAATGAAGTTCCAGACTTGTATGAAGCCTTTTACAAGAATACTGCAAGGTTTGAAGAACTCTATGTAAAGTATGAGAAGCGTAAGGATCTTCGTAAGAAGACTATGAGTGCTGAAGAAGTATTCAAGGGTGGTATTCTTAAGGAGAGAACGGATACTGGTCGTATCTATCTCGTATTCATTGATAATGTTATGAATCAAGGGCCATTCGATCCTGAGTATCATACAATCTATCAATCCAACTTGTGTTGTGAGATCCTTCTCCCTACAAAGTCGTTCAAGCGGTTAGATGATCCTAATGGCAGGATAGCCCTGTGTACTCTAGGTAGTATAAATTGGGGAGCATTCCGTAATCCAGAAGATATGCGTCGTGCTTGTCGTGTTCTTCTTCGTAGCCTGAATAATATCCTTGACTACCAAGACTTTCTGTCTATTCAATCTAAGTTGTCTAATGATGAGATTCGTCCAATCGGTATTGGTGTCACTAATCTCGCATACTGGCACGCCAAGCGCGGATACAAGTATGGAGAAGCAGATGCTCTACAAGATGTAAAGAGCTGGGCTGAACACCAAACATACTATCTCATGGAAGCCAACGTTGAACTCGCAAAAGAGCGCGGCAAATGTCTAGATTCGGATAAGACTCGTTATGGTCAAGGTGTTTTCCCTTGGGAACTTAGAGCTAATGGTGCAAACGATCTGGCAAACTTTGCTCCTGAACTTGACTGGGAATCTCTAAGAACAGATATGAAGGAGTTCGGAGTAAGAAACAGCACAGTGGGTGCAATCGCTCCAGTCGAATCATCTTCAGTCGTTATCAACTCTACAAACGGTATTGCTCTTCCAATGAGCCTTATCTCAGTCAAAGAGTCAAAGGCAGGGTCGTTCGTTCAAGTTGTTCCCGAATATAACAATCCAAAAGTTCGCAAAGCATATCAAATGATGTGGGACCAGCACGATTGCTTAGGATACCTAAAGACATCCGCCGTTCTCGCAGCGTTTATGGATCAGTCAATCTCAACTGACACCTTCTATAATCCTGCTCACTTCCCTAATCGCAAGGTTCCAACAACGCTGATCGCAAAGAACCTAATGCTTTGTCATTACTACGGTTTAAAGACATTATATTACTCTCTCATCAATAAGAAGGGTTCAAAAGAAGATGAAGATGAAGCACCCTCAATGCTAGAGCCGATTGATTTTGATGACGAAGAAAGCTGTGAATCTTGCACGCTATGAACAGCAACGATGATATAGGCATGGAGCAAGTATGAGTAACCAACGATATAACCTACAGACTAGAACAGATTACCTGACACGCAAGATGTTTCTTGATCCAGCTGGACCTGTAACAATCCAGCGTTTTGAGGAAGTCAAGTATAACAAACTTTCAAAGATTGAGCAGACAGCGCGTGGTTTCTTCTGGGTATCAGAGGAGATCAGCCTTACTAAGGATGCAAATGATATGAAGGACGCTAGCGAGACAGTGGCCCATATGTTCACTAGCAATCTTCTACGCCAGACTGCTTTGGACAGCATTCAAGGACGTGCTCCTGCACAAGTGTTTACACCAGTGTGTTCTATTCCTGAACTTGAAGCATTGATGTCTAACTGGTCTTTTTTCGAGACAAATATTCACTCACGCGCCTACTCACATATCATTCGCAACATCTACAATGTTCCTAAAGAAGTGTTCAACACTATTCACGAAACACAAGAGATCATTGAGATGGCCGCGAGTGTAGGTGAACACTATGATCGGCTACATCTTCTAAACTGTAAGAAAGAATGCGGCATCGCAGTCTCCGAAGAAGAACACATCAATGCTATCTGGTTGGCGCTTCACGCTTCTTATGCTCTTGAAGCATTTAGATTCATGGTGTCGTTCGCAACCTCTCTAGCAATGGTCGAGAACAAAATCTTTATGGGTAATGGAAACATTATCAGTCTCATTCTACAAGATGAGTTGCTACACAAAGAATGGACTGCTTGGATGATCAATCAAGTCGTCAAGGAAGATCCTAGATTTGCTAGAGCAAAAATCGATTGTGAAGCTGAAGTTCGTGCTATCTACACAGATGTCATTCGTGAAGAAAAAGATTGGGCGTCATATCTATTCAAGAAGGGACCAGTCATCGGCCTTAACGCAAATATTCTTTGTGACTTTGTTGACTATACTGCGGTAGACGCATTGAAGCAGATCGGAATCAAGTATTGGAATGCTGCGCCAAAGACTACTCCGATTCCTTGGTTTAACAAGCATAGTGACACATCAAAGAAGCAGACAGCACTACAAGAGTCCGAAAGCACTTCATATGTTATCGGAGTCCTAACAGACGATCTTCATTATGATCAGCTACCAACGATTTAACAGGAGAAACCATGATAGCAATTATTTGGTCAAAGGACAACTGTCCATATTGCACCCAAGCAAAAACTTTACTTACTATGAAGGGCATCGCATACGAAGAACGTAATATCAGCCTAGACTATACTATAGAACAACTGCTTGAAGCAGTTCCAAATGCAAAGACTGTTCCACAAATCTTTTTGGATGAAGAATATGTGGGCGGGTATGATAGACTAAAAGAAAAACTGTTGAAGGCAGGATAAAGGAAACATAATGGACTATAAGATTAATGAGGTATATACATTCCGCTTAAACTCGGGAGAAGAAGTTGTAGCAAAGGTACTTAACATAGAGAACAACCTGATCACTATTCACGATCCGTTGTCAGTTGCTCCCGGGCCGCAAGGTCTTGGATTGATGCCAAGCCTGTTCACCGCAGACCCTAAGGCAGCGACGGTGCTAAATAGTAATAGTGTAGCAATCTCTGCTTTGACTGATCAAGCTATCAAGGCAAAGTATATTGAAGCTACTACTGGGTTGACAGTTCCGCCCAGTAAAAAGTTAATATTGGGGTAACATATGCCAAAGATCGCCAGAAAAGACGACACGACTGAGGGTAAAGGTAAGGTAGTCACTGTAGCTAGCACAGTATTTGCTAATGGCATTGCTGTAGGCATTCACACTAGCGATATCGCCAAACATCCAGGCGGCGGAAAGCATAACGCATCTAAGACTACTGAAGGTAGTCCTACTGTGTTTGCT